CTTCATTTAAAATATTATCTGCAAAAATTATTTGTTCCTTAGCTCGAGTAGATAAATTTGCATCACTATATTCTGAAAGATTAAAGGTAAATATTTCTTTATGTTTATTATAAAGAGTTTTAGCTAAATTAAAATCAATAAACCCATTACTTACGGCTGCATGTTTTCTACTATGATGGGTATTAACTCTTCCGACACCTTCTTTAGTTTCATTAATATGATACTTAACATTGTCTATGTGCTGTGCTACATAACCTATTTTATCATTAAATTTATGAAAAAATGGTTTGAAGAAATCACCATCAGTTGGTAGATAATCATCCTCACATACAAATACAAAATTAGAATTGCTTTTATCTTTAATTAATTGTTTAATACCTCTATTCCATGCGCCATAAGAATGATTAGTATTATCATGTGTTATAACTTTTATTTTATTATCTAAACCATACCAATTAACTACTTCTTTTACTTCTTTTACTACTTGGTTAGTATCCTGTTCTTCCCATTCATTAATTACAAAAACAATGTTTTGTAAATTATTAATATTATGTTTTTTAAGGAATTTACAATGAGCATTAACTAAATAATAATGGTGAATCTGATTATACCATTGCCCATAAGTTGCTTGTAATTTTTTAGCCTGTTTTGTCTTAGGATCATACTTGTATTTCTTTTTAGTAGATCGAGGACCAAACCAAAAATTTATAACATAATCAAATGTTTTAACTTCCCAAGCCTTATACATTACCAACCTTTTCTAATACAATCTACAATATATTTTCTTTGTTCTGGTGTAATCCACCATCCTACAGGTATGTTAACTATTTTACCTATAGTTTTATCTAAATTAGGTAATTCAGATTTAAATTCTGCTACACAAGTATGTTTATCATTTCTTTCATGTACTTGGGAAACTGAAATGTTACATTCATCCATGTATTTATAAAAACCATCTCTATCATCAACTAATAGTGAATAAATCCAAAAAGCCGATTCAAATCCTTCTTGTCTTTCAAGTAAAGTAACACCAGGAATATTTTGTAAATGTTCATCATAATAAGCAGCATTTTCTTTATGTTTAGAAATAATACTATCTAAATGTTTAAAGTTTTCTATACCAACTGTAGCACAAACATCATTCATATGAAATTTATAACCCCATTCAGGAATATCTGCTTCACATCTAAAATCCTTTCTATCACCATCTCTATCAATACCATACCATCTAATTAGCTTACCTCTATCATGTAATTCTTGATGTGGACTAAATAATAAACCACCATCTATCGAAGTAACATGCTTTATTGCTTGTAAAGAAAACATAGTTAAATTATTATTAGTACCTATAAATTTACCTTTATATTTAGATCCAAATGAATGAGCACCATCTTCTATTACAGCTGGAGCCCAACCAAATTCTTTTCTAAAACTTGTTCTAATGTCTCTTAGTTTATCTAAATCAATTGGATAACCACCCCAATGAACTGCCATTATGACTTTAGTTTTTGGAGTAATTTTTCTTTTTAAATCATCAAGATCCATATTTAATGTTTTTGGATCTATATCTACCCATTTTATTTTTAAACCATTAGCTAAAACTGGCCAGTTAGAAGCTGTACAAGTCATAGCTGTACATAATACTTCATCACCTGGTTCTAAACCTGGCCAATTATGGGAAACATAAGCTACACCTTGAAATACATCTTCATCCCAGTGTGGTTTAGGTTTTTTAAGTAAATGAAGAGCCATATGCAATGCTGAAGTACCTGCATTTAAAGTTTGTATATTTTTAAAATTAAAATAATCTTGTAGTTGTTTTTCAAATTCGTCTACTTTAGGGCCTTGTCCTATAAACCCACTATTAAGTACTTTAGTAACTTCGGGGGCAGCTGTGTCAGCCATAAAAACTTTAAATAAAGGTATTGTTTCAGATGGTTTCATAAAATGCGTTTTGTTTTTCTTGTTTTTCTATAGTCTTAGGATGATATAAGGCATATTGTTCTGCTTTAGGTAAAGGTGCATAAGTTAAAAATCCTTCTAATTTTTCATGTACTTTATTTACCCATTTTATTTCTGGTTTATTTTTCCAAATTCTCCATTGATAATCAGGCCAATTTACCCATCCTTCATTTGATAATCTCCAACCCCATTTTTTAACATGTTCTGTCATTATACCTGTAACAGTATTAACACGCGGTACTAAATATACTTCATTATCAGGATTACTTTCAAGTATTTCTGGTAATGCTTCAATTAAGATACTATGAGGTATTTCATCTGCGTCTATTTGGAAAATATAATCACCACTACATAAAGAAGTTAAATGATTTTTCCAATCTGCAAAATGTTTTTTAAATGTTTTAGCATGATAAGTACAACAACCATCTCCTCTTAATTCTGCTAATCGATCCCATACTTCTGGAGAACCATTAGCTTTATCAAACAAAATAACTATTTCATCTTGTTCACGTTTTTTCTTAATAAGAAAATTTAGTAATCTAGTTATTTCATCTAATTCATTACAAACTGTTATTGCGTAACTTATCTTCATAATTTATTCAGGTAATACTCCAATATACGAAAGAGCTTCCATATAATCACGTTCTGCAAATGATTTAAGTGTTGACATATCCATTTTATGGGTTTGTCCTTCTACTTTTCCAGTTTCTCCTTCAGATAAAGGAACTGCTTTTACACCTGCCCAACTCCATTCATCTTTACTTGCTCCATTAGCAAAAACCATTCCAGATTCTGGTAGGTTAATTGTATTTGGAATCCATATTAAATTTGTTTTTGGATCAGTCCAAGCCAAATCTTTATATAACTCAGGTAATGTAATTAACTGTTCTTTATAAAACTCTGACTCTTCTGTCATTAATGTATTAGTCCAAAATCCACAAGATAAACTTAAAAAGTTAGTTATATCTTTACTTATTTCTACTTTGTAACATAAGTCACCTCCTGACTTGGGACAATTGATTATTTCGTCGTATTGCATAATTAATTTAATTTAGGTAATTCTACATTTTTTCCAGGGTTAATAGTAGGTAATTTTAAATCTACTTGTCTAGGAAAATCAGGTATATTAGCATCTAATATTTTACCTACTAATTCCTTCATTTTATCTTTACTAAAATTAGTTCTTATAAAATGACCCTGTTGTTTAGCTGACACATTATATTTTTTATAATTATTATAAACATTTTTAAATGCTTTAGTAGCATGTCCTTGGTCAACACTAAACCATTGGTATTCTTTTAATAACCATTTATTAGCTGCTGATTCATGGACATTCTCCATTTTACCAGGTAATAAATAAGCAAATTGAGGGTTTAAGAAATCTAATTGACCCGACCAACCAGAAGCGATTACTGGCTTTTTAGATAAACAAAATTCCATTAGTGGTCTACCATAACCCTCTCCTTTAGTATGAGAAACCATAGCTTTAACTTTTGGGTGGTTATACAATTCATTCATTTCTTGATTTGTAAAATCTCCCTGTAGTAAATAAACATTAGGTAAATCACTACCAACTACTGATTCTCTAATGTCTTTTACCTTTTCTTGTATAGCATCTTTACTTAAATGATTATCCACTCCAGTTGATGCTTTTAAAATTAAAGCTGGTTTTGCTCCTTTTCTATTTTTAAATGTTTCATAAAAGTTTTTAACCATTAATCCTACATTTTTTCTATCATGTCCAATTGCTCCTTCCATCCACATACCAACAAATAGAAAACAAAATGATTCTTTAATCTCATCTAAATTTAATTTAACATCTTTAGATGGCAAATATTTGTAAATATCTAAATCAGCACCTTCAAAAACAACATGAATAGGTTTTTGATTACGTATTTTTTCTCCAGTAGGTTTTCCAGCTTGATCTAAAGCATCAAATTCAATGTTTTCAAAAACATATTTACTATGTTTAGAAGAAACAAAATTCATGTTCATTCTATTTAACCCAACTACCCATTCACCTTGGCAACCAGTACTTTCTATCCCAGCTGTACACCCAATATTAAATTTACCCATAGGATGAAATTCGTTAGGAATAGTAATTTGCATCCAAATATCAGGTTGAGTACCTTGAGGTATTCCTTGAACCGCATGATTCCATAAAAATTTCCATTCTTCATGTTTAGCACAAAAACCCCATGTTGTATCTCCCCATTTCTGAGGGATTAATTTAACATCATATTTATCAAGCTCAATAATAGCTTTAATAATATCTCTTGAACGTGCCCCATAACCACTGTAGGTATCAAAAGGTGCACTTATATAAAACGTTGGTTTACTCATTAATATATTAATTTATGATTTAAAAATTTACCTTTGTATTCATTAAGATTTGTAATAGACATTTTAGGTCTAGGTTCCCAAATTTCAAATAATTCATCAAATGCTTCCAATACTCTCTGGCCTTGATGTTTAGCTGTAAATCCAGCTTCATCACTAATAGCCCATTCTCTACCTGCTAATCCTCTTCTATTTCTTTCTTCAGGAGATAAATTATAAACCTCAATTAATCTTTCTGTAGCATCTTCCCACTTACATCTATCATCAAAAATATAAGGTGTAGGAGGAGAACCTTGAACTGATCTATTAGAAGGGTAAACTGGAAACGCCCATTCACCATGTTCTTTATAAGTACCTCTGTGGTTAGAAGGAACATCAGCACTTGGTGTATACCATTCTCCATTTTCATCTACAAACCTCATTTGATCTTGCATTCCTCCTGTAGTATTTGCTATAATAGGAGTACCTGCTAATATTGCCTCTGTTATTGTTAACCCCCAACCTTCATTTGAAGTTAATAACATTTGAACATCAGCTAAATTATAAAAGTAATTTAATTCTTGTCTTGATAATTTATTTTGGGAAAATAAAATATTATTTTTATATTTTTCTCCAAATAAAAACTCATTTACTTTAGCTAAATTAGTTCCATGGTTAGAATTAACTTCAGTATGTAAAATTAATTTACATCCCTCAGCTTCTTCTTTAGGTAAAGTATCTAAAAATGCTCTAAAAGCTAACATAGTATCAGGAATTTGTTTTCTTCTAATATTTCTAGAATTAAAGAAAGCAACAAATTTTGTTTTTTTATCATCCTTACCTAATACTCTTTTTCTAAAAGCTAAATAATTTTCATCTGTTTTATCAACTGGGTGATAATGGTCTGAGTTTAAACCATGTGGAACATATTTAAAAACTCTTCTACTATTATCTACATCATCTAAAACTAATTGATTAATATTAACAGTTTGTTTAGAAATACCCATTAATAAATCACAAGATTCATAAAATGCCTTATTATACATTGGTGCTGGATAATCATCCCAAATATTTAAGTAAGTAATAGGACATACTTTTCTAATTTCATGTTCCATATTAAACACCCAAGTAAAATATCTTGGGTCTGTAATAAGTAAAATTGCATCAGGTTTTTCAGTAGCCATTACTTGTCTTAAGAGATCAGGTGTACCATATCCATCAACACACCAAAGAAATACACTAGCATCCTTAATATCAGCTTCCTTATTACAGTCAGCACTAATATCCATTCTTTTACCTTTATCGGGATGTTTTAAAGCCCCAGCAATTTGTACCCAGTTATAGTGATGGCAAGTTTCTAAAACTATTTCCTTTCCTACTGTGGCTACACCGGAATGTACTCTAATATCGTCAGTGATTAATAATATTTTCTTCCTTTTATCCTTAGGAAGATACTTATAACTTTTATTCATTTAATTTTTTGGTTTAAAGTTCTAAATTTGTTTGATTAGTAATTTGCTTTCTAAAATCTTCATCTGTAAGGTACAAATAAATTGCTCGATCAGCAAGTTTTTGGAATGAGAATTTTCTCTTTACACACTCGATTTTAAAATTTTCAAATAGACCAGATTGAACTTTTACACTTGTTAGTGTCATTGGTTTTTTATTACTCATAATCTTGATTATTTAATAACATTATATTTGTTTATACATATATCAAAATATCAATAAATTATCCCTTCTCCACATAATTCTTGTTCTTCTTTAAAAGGACAAAAAGTACAATTCCATTTTGACGGAGTTGCAGGATAATTTCTTTCTTTGATATTACCACTACTATTAAAACATTCTTTTATAAATTCATTAATAGCAGTTTTTGCTTTATTTAACTTTATTTTTCCACTTGGAGGAGTAAAAGTTTGAACTCTATATGCTTGATGAGGTGACATAATATTACTATCATCCCAACTTAATACTTTTCTTTTAACAATAAAAAATTCTATATCAATTTTTTCTAAAGGAATATTATATTGTTCTGAAAAGAATTGTTTATATAATAATAATTGGAATTGCTTATCTTCATCTGCTTTAGCAAATTTATTCCAACCTTTAGTACTTGTCTTTATGTCGATTATCTTAAAGGTATCTGTTCTTTCATTATATGTTACAACATCTAAATACCCCATGTATAATACGTTATTATACATTTTATTTGGAGCAATTACAATTGGTACCTCACAACCAACTAAATATGTTCCTTTTCTACTAAAATACCTACTACGTTTTTTCTTAAACCACTCTAATATAGCTACACCATCTTCAAAAAATTCTCTCATTTCAGTAGCATCTGAGAAATGGGTATCTTTATTTTTCTTATATTGTGTTTGGTATTCACCAATAAATTTTTCCTGAAAATATTCTTTAATGTTTATTTCTCTATCAGCTGCAGCAAAAGATTTTGCATATGCTATATCTAAATAATGTTGAATTGTTTCATGAATTGAAGTCCCAAAAACAGTGTGTATTGAAGAATCAAACTTTTTAATCTTATCTTTATACTGTAATTTCCATCTATGAGCACAACCTCTAAAGATAGACATTTGAGAATAAGATATATTTCTTTGAAAAGCAAAGTTAATCTTCTCAGGGGAATTATTTTGAATTTCCCTAACTATTTTAGGTAATTTTCTTGCCAAAATTTATTTTTTCCATTTATCACGTCCTACTAATAAACCAATTATTCCATAATTAGCAATATCAATAAACGTGTCTTCCATACCTTCACCTTTAACGAAATTCTTTCCATTAGCAAGAAGGTTTTTTAATCTAGATATTTTATCAGTTAATCTGATACATAACCCAGTTAATGAGAATTTTTTATCTGATTCAACAGTTAAGTCACCTCCTAAAGCTATATTATTTAAACCATAATCCATATGTTTGCGAGCAAACATTTCATACATTTCTGATTGAATGGATTTAAACTCATCCGCTAATTCGGGATACTCAGTTTCAAATACTTCAATGACACCTAGGCCATCAATAGTTTCTTTTTGTGATTTTTTCACTTCTTTATCAAATTCTTCTTCACTAACTAATTCGTAGTATTTACTTACACTATCACCCATTTACCTGTACATTTGGTTTAAAATATTTTTCTAATATCTCTAATCTTTCATCAGCTGAAGATAATAATTTAAGGGCTTCTGTACAATTATCCCAATAATCTTTAGTTGAATGATCACCAATTCCAGCTGGATTGTTTGTAAGTAATTCTATACTTGCAAGAGCTTTATTTTTATCAGCCTCTGCTTCTGATTTTAAAAATTTGTATACTTCTAATTTCATAATAATTTATTTATTTCTTTTTGTTGAATTCCCATTCTATTCAATATACGAAGAACTTCATCATCTTCCAAAAAATTCAAATATTCTCTTACTTCATTTTGTGAACATTCCCAATACCGAGATAAATACTCTAATAACTCCTTTTTCTGTTGTTTGATATTAGATTTAATGTATTTATTCCACTTATTATTTTTAGGAACATATTCTCTATAAATTGAGTATATTTGTTCTTTGTTTTGAGGATGTATTTTTTGAGCTTCATTTACTAACTCTAAAAAATCACTATTCATAGACATAAATCTATGAATCATATAACTATTCCAAAGTTCCCAATCTTTATCTGAGAATGATGAGGGATCGGATTTAATTGAATTAATCTGTTTTAACCAATCCCAAACATTTTTAATCATTCTACTCAGATAATATGCTGTTGTCTGCTAGTTCCTCTCTTAATTCTACTGGTAATCCATCTGCTAAAATTTTATCAGTATAAGGATCAACAAAAACTGGAATAGGCATAATTGCATCACTTTCTGTACCTGCAACATACTTAGAAATTTTTCTAAGGATGACTCTTGATTTCCAAATATCTGTACCTTTAGAATTTTTAACTGGTTTAGTTGATGTTAAATCAACATTTACTTGTGGTTGTTGTGGTGTAGCACCACCTGCACTTCCTCTCATATTATTTATTATTTATTAAATTATTAATTAAACTCATTATATTAATTTCCTTATCTATTCGGAAATTTGCTTTGTATTGATGGTCATTAACTAAAATAGCTACTGTACCTTCTTTACCAGGCATATATTCACTTGCACTATCATATAATTCTCGGAATAACTCTTCATAATCATCTGTATTAGCATCAGCAATTATTTGCCTTATATTTTTAAAATTAGGTTTATCTTTGCCTAATTCATTTATTACTTTATTAACATAATTAGATGAAAATAAAACAGATTTATCTAATTTAAGTTGTGAATCAACAGTATTAGCTTGAATAGCATTAATACACTTCCTTAAATCAGGATAGAATTGGTTTACTATACTAATTATATCTTCATCTGTATGTCTAATATTTTCTTGATTTAATATTTTTAACAAATGAAGTGCCGTAATTTTTTTAGTAGGTGGAACTACTTTTAATACTTGACATCTTGATTGTAGTGGATCTATTATTCGTTCTACATAATTACAGGTCAAAATAAATCTAGTAGTTCTGGAGAATGTTTCTATTATATTACGTAATGAAGCTTGAGCTTGAATAGTAAGAAAATCCGCTTCATCTAAAATAACTACTTTAATTGGTTTAAATGATGCTACAGAAGCAAAACTAGATACTTTATCTCTAATTGTTTCAATACCTCTTTCATCACTAGCATTTATATAAACATAATCACAATCTAAATTATTAACTATTAATTTAGCTAATGTTGTTTTTCCTGTACCAGCAGGCCCATAAAATATAAAATTCTGGATATCATTTTGTTCTAGATATTTTGATATTACAGATTTAATATTCTTATTACCTACATAATTTTCTAGTACATTAGGTCTGTATTTTTCAACTAATAAACTATGATTAGTATTCTCCATAAATAGAATATTGTTTAATTGGTTCTGGTTTTATTTCTTCTTCAGTTGTAGAAATAGCATATAACTCACTTTTCAGGGGAGCTAACCTATACTCCCCCTTAAAGCCAGTTTTCACCATATATGCTTCCAAGGTATCAGTAAGCGTATTATGGACTTGACCATCAGGCTCATTAGCAACAAGTCTCCACTTGTCTCCTGGTGGTACTCTGCGAGCAATTAATATATTCTCTTCTATAACCTTCTTTTTTGACATAACTATAATATACGAAATTATTTATTACATTCCAACCGATGGTTGAGGAACTCCATTATTATCGTAACCTCTATCTTTAAATTCATCACTATCTTTATCTTCAATAATAGTACATTCTGTTAATAAAACTGTACCTGCTACTGAAGCAGCATTTTGTAATGCTAATCTAGTAACTTTAGTAGGATCAATAATACCTGCTTCTTTAAAGTCAATTACACTACCTTCATCTACATGAATACCCGCCCAATGATCATTACCTGAATCAACTAACTTATATTTACCTAATAGTTGTGCTTCAGTTTTATCATATCCAGCATTTAGTAATATTTGTTCAAATGGTTTACCACATGCTTTATAAACTATTTGGGCACCAGTATTACTTTTATCTTTAATAGCTTCTCTAGCATAAAGTAAAGCAACTCCACCCCCTGGAAGAACACCTTCTTCAATAGCAGCTTTAGTAGCGTGTAATGAATCATCAACTCTATCTTTTCTTTCATTCATTTCAGTTTCAGTAAATCCACCTACATGAATAATAGCTACTCCACCTACAAATTTAGCTAATCTATTTTGTAATTGTTCTGTTTCGTATGGTGTTTTAGACTTATCAAGTTGATTTTTAATTTCTTCAATTCTTGCTTCAATCTTTTCTACTTCACCTTTACCATCAACTATAGTAGTTTGTTCTTTTTCTACAGTAACTACTCTAGCTTCACCAAACCAATCCCAAGAGAATTTATCTAACTTCATTCCCTTATCTTTACTAAATACAGTACCACCTGTAGTAATAGCTATATCTTCTAGGATAAGTTTTCTTCTGTCTCCAAAATCAGGAGCTTTTACAGCACAAACACTTAATGTACCTCTCATCTTATTAACAATAAGAGTTGCTAAAGCTTCATTATCAATATCTTCAGCTATAATTAGTAATGATTTTCCTTGTGCACCAACCGCTTCTAAAATTGGAAGTAACTCTTTAACTGATGATAATCTACCATCAACAATAAGAATAGCAGGATTTTCAAGTACTGAAGTCATATTATTATTATCAGTAACAAAATAAGGTGATTTGTAACCTCTAGCAAATTGCATACCTTCTACAGTTTCAATATAATTATCTGCAGTTCTAGAAGATTCAATATGTACAACACCTTGTTGTCCTACTTTATCAACAGCAGTAGAAATTAATTTACCTACTTCTTGATCATTATTAGCTGAAACAGTAGCAATTTGTTCTAATTGGTTTTCCTCACTAATATCTTCAGACATTTCTTTTAATTGAGAAACAACTTCTTTAACTGCTTTATCAACTTGTCTTTTAATTTGAACAGCATTTTCTTTATTATCTAGAGCTGTTAAACCATTTTTAATAATTTCTCTTGCTAATAGGGTAGATGTTGTTGTACCATCTCCTGCTCTATCTGCTGTTTTAATAGCAGCATATTTAACTAATTGAACACCAAGTTCTTGATTAGTTTCTTTTAATACAATATTTCTAGCTACTGTAACACCATCTTTTGTGCTCATAGGAGCTTCAACAATACCTTTACCTATAACAACATTTCTACCGTTAGGCCCTAAAGTTGAAACTACAGCATCAGCTAAAATATCAATTCCTTTAATTAAATTTTGTCTGGCTTCTTTACCAAATTCTACTTTTTTCATATTAAATATCAGTTAAATGTTCTTTATCAATATCACTTACTTCTGTTTCTGCTAGTATATCTTCTACTGGCACTTTTACCTTGGCTAAGATTTGATTCTCAGGACCAACATAATATTCATCACCATCAAATTGTAGCTTAGTGAATCCCATAGTTGGTAAGACAACTCTATCTCCTACCTTAATAATAGTTTCTAAAAATTCTCCTGAATGTGTATATTTTCCAGGACCAACAGCTATAACTTCTCCTACTTCATTTAATTCCTTACCCATATCAGGTACAATAATACCCCCATAAGTAACTTCCTCATTTTCAATAGGTTTAACTATAACTGCATCAAATAATGCTTCTAAATTCATAATTGTTTAATGTATTGTTTAATGTTTGATTCAATTTTTCTGTAATTTTCTATTACATCATCAATAGATGTGTAATTTTCTTTCGTATGCAATTGCATTTTTGAAATAGATTCTAAGGCACTACCTAAATTAGGGTGGTAAGTTTGGGGTTTACTATATTCCTTTCCTTTACCTTTTGTTCTAAAATGGTCGGCATTAGGCTTAATACGTTCTTGTACAGTATAACAATGATCATCTTTTGTTATAAAGTAAGGTTCCAATTTTGGATCCTCAATGATTGTAAGTTGTTTGCTTTTTTTCATAACGACAATATACGAAAAAACATTTGCTAGGACACGTTTTTTCAGTAAAACTTTTATTTAATCTTAATTGATTTTGGTTTAGCTTCTTCAGCTAAAGGTATAAAAATATCTAATTTACCATTTGCTAAAGATGCATCAATATCCCCCAAATTAAATTTAGGTGCTATTTTATACCTTAAATCAAATGATTTTTTAGATAAACCATGATGAATCATTCCTGGGTGAATTTCTTCATCTACTGGTTTTTTATAACTTATTTTTAAAATATCTCCCTCTATATCTATTACAATGTCTTTTTTAGTAAGACCAGTACAAGCAACTTCAAAATGAAGTCCTGCATCATTGTAAAAAATATTAACGGGATGTGGTTGTTTGAATTGTCCAACAGGTTGAAATGTGCTGTCAGATTTAAAGTGGTTCCTAAAAAGGATGTCGAAAGGACTTATATGCCTTTCAAAGATTTCTAATGTACTCATATCATTTTTATTTAGTGAGGCCGAAGCTCTCGGTTAATTTAAAACACAACTTGTGCCCTAGCTACAATGTTTTGTTTATTATACATATCAATATAATAAGGAAAATTAACTTCTCCAAATTATCCTATTTGTCCTGGTAATGGTTCTGTATCAAAAAAGAACATATGCCATAATCTACCTGACTCAATATCCCACCCAAAATAATCTTGAGCTGCATGGATACATTTAGCATCAAAAATAACTAATCTATTATAAACATTTCCAGCAACATCAACATCTTCATAAGGATGAGGATCAACAAAAGTATGTTGATTAAAAGCATGATCAATATTTTTACCATTTACTGGTTCTTGACTATGCCTTATTTTAGTTTCTTTATGTTGCATCAATCTGGTTCCTGATGCAACGGGAGCATTTGGGGTTAAATAAATCATCCCAGCCCACATTTGTTGGTCACAATGGTAAACCAAAGAAGTACCTGAGCTAGCGGATTGGAATCTTCCATTCATACCATAATTTTCCCACATTTCAGGTCCATTAATTTTTGAACCTATAATTTGCTCAAATCGTTCTTTAACTCCATCAAATAAAAACTGTTTTCTAGTTCTCATTCCAAGATAACCTGGATCATCAAAATAAAATTGTTTTAAAGCAAATTCTCTTATTGCATCTGGATCTTCATAAAAATTATCAACAATCCACATTCTAGGTTTAGGTTCTGGATTGGGTTTAAATTCATTTGTGTAAATAACTCCCCACTGACTATCTGGGGCTAAATCTGTTTTTTTTATTTCACTCATAATTATAGTTTATTCGTTTCGTGCTATATAATAAATACTGTTTATATCTCCTTCGAATGCAATTTTCATCATTCCTTGTTTAGATATTTTAATAGAACAATTTTCTATATCTTTATTAGCATTTAAAATGTCTTTAAATATATCGGAATTAAAAGGTAATTTAACATCTTCATCCTTAATTGTTCCTTGTAATTGATATTCTATTTTATTTGAAAATCCTGTATTATCACCAAATAAGAACTGGCATACTAAATTTCCATCTAAATCCTTAGTTGATTGAACTAACATATTATCTACATCACTAAGTGCATTTTTAGCTTTAATTAAATTATCAACTTCTTCTCTTTCTAATTCTAATTCAATTTCAAATCCTTCTTCTGGATCACTATACCAAGGTGATTTACCCATAATAAGAGTATCAGCTAAAGCATAAGCTAGTTCAAAATTAGCATCTGAAATATTTAATTTAGTATGTAGTTCACCTTGTTTTTCTGATGACAATAATAAATCCCCATTTGTAATTGCTAGAAGTTTTATTAATTTATTTGTATCAAATACTCCAATTTCACAATCTTCAAATTGAAAGTCATTTAATACTACTCTACATACTCTACCTGATTCACCAGCATACACAGTTAGTGTATTATCTTTAATTCTCCATTTAACTTGGTTATTTAACCCATTAATGTAGTATTTGGAAATAAAAGATTGTAATGTGTTTTTATTTATCATAACGTCAATATACGTAATTTTTTTTATACTTCAAAGGAATCAAATGCATTTATATAAGGATTTAAATCTAAATTCCATTGTAAATCACTAAAAAATCCCTCTAATTTATTTAATAATATAGAATCAAATACTTTTTGTCTATCAGCATAATTTTCTAAAAATTCTTTAATTTTATCTGGCATATCATAATCAAAAAATGCTAATGCCTCTATTTTATATGGATTATCTTTTAAATAAATCCATTTTACTTTATCCGCCATAGTAATAAGATTATATTTTCTATCTAATTTCCATAACTTAAGTAAATCATTATAACGAATAGCTGCACGAACTGGTGCAGGTGCTCCTTTTAATATTTCAGTAAATAATTCTCCTGCTCTAGCTGAATGTCCAGAATATTTTTGTAATTTTTTAACTGCTGTAGGATTACCTAATTTAGTTAAGGGTATTGTTCCATTAATTATTTTAGATTTAAAATCCTTTATTTGTTTTATTATATTACTCTTTTCCTCACCCTTTAGAACTTGTTGAAGGATATCGTTGAAAAATTCCCCCAAAATAGGTGGAAAGTTTGCCTTCATAAACTCTAGACCTTTGATATCCAAGACTTCTTTGTTTATACCTTCTTGTTTTGTAATCCATTGTGCATATCTTCTTGTTGCCCTGAAATAAGCTGAACGAATAACACATTCAGTTTTCATTTCAAGTCTGTGATTCGTGACGTTAAAGGTCTCACGAGCTAACCTATTATAATCTTCTGTAATAATATCTTGGTATGCTAAAGCTACCTTTTCTAAATTACTATCTTTTTCTTCATCTGATAAACTTTCAAAGTTAGGAAATAAATGTTTTAATATTGGTTCAGCATTAAAATAATTTGAGTCTGTATCCACATAAGCACAATAATTTGTATCTTCTTTATCACAAATAAACCAAGGTGTTTCCTCTAAATGTTTCATGAATACTCTTTTACATCTCTATAATCACTACCTGTAATTATATTAATATCATTTTTTAATTTATTTCTAGTTTGATTTAGTTTAAATATTTTTTTAGATGCAATTATAAAATTTTTATCACCAATTTTTTTATCTCTTACTTCATTTTCTAGATCCCACAATTTACCATTTACTTCTGATAACTCCAAATAAAGTACCTGAAGTGTTGAATCATTTTTAGTAAATAAATCAATAATTTTAGGATTAAGTTGTTGAAATTCTCTTTCTACAATTGCTAACTTAAATGAATCTTCCATTCTAAGTTTTTTTAATTCTAGAATAGAAATTCTATCTAATAACTCCCCATTTGATATTTTTATTGTTTTCATATTAAAATCTTGAATCGCCTGGAATTTTAATTATAGGACTAGGTTTATTACCTTGCGAGTCTTTTAAAGGATTATCAACATCTATTTGAAACATAACATTATTAATTTTAAATCTAAAAACTCCCTGTTTTAAAAATTTTTTAAATGCATTTTCTTGTTTTTCAGTCCACAATTTACTCATTTCTATTACTTCTTCTTTGCTTATAGGTTGACCATTAGCAATTATATGCATATTTTTTCTTATGGTTTGTTTTTTTAATGTCATATTTCTAATTTAATTTCGTTTCTTATTACTTTGTTCATATGCTTATTAGCACATAAAGCAGATTCTTGAATAATTCTGTGGCCAGATAAAGTAATTGCTTCACTTAAAATAGACTCAGGTAATCCATACCTAAATCCAGGTAAAGCTGTAGCACCATATAAACTATTAAGCAAAATTTTCATTGTATATTGCATTAAGTAATAATAATCTCCCATTGCTTTGTCCCCTGATTTAAATGCTTTTTTCATTTTGTTTTTATAATCAACTCTCTCATCAAACCATTTATTTAATACAGTTGATAGTGTTGATTCTTTTTCAGTAGAAAAAATAGAACCGTTAGCTGATATTGAGAATTCATTTTGTTCAATCATAGATACTAATCTACCAACATTTACTCTAGTTGATTTATCTTTAGAATTTTTAACTAATAATTCTTCCTCAGGATCACGTTTCTTTAAATCGTTAAGACCCAATCTATTATTACGATCATCTGCATCTATAATACGTCCCACAAATGTTTCTCTACCTATGTTTAAAGACATAATTATAGATGGATACAGTGATGTTAAATCCTCATCAAACATGTATTTATATAATCCTGCTTTAGGACAAAATAAATAACCACCTGCATAACCTTTTTTAGCTTTTGGGTTAGCATGTCTAGCTGGAGGGATAATTCCTTGAGATAATAAATAAGCGGATATTGCTCCATCCTGTGTTACACTATTAGAATAAACTTCACTGTAATTATGTTTACCCTTATGAGATAAGTTTTTAGTTAAAGCAATATATTGAAGTTTTTCATCTAATAATTTTAGTATTTCTACATCACGAAAGTTATACTGAATAAATTTATGAATATCAGTTTCAAATAGTTGATCTAAATTACCTTCATATTCTATTTTATTTACACCAGCATACTTTTCTCCAATAGCATCTAATTTCCAACTTGGTTCATCCTTCCAACTATACTTTTTGTGTAATCTCATATAGTCTAAAGATTCAACTCCAATTATATCTACAAATTGATTACGTTTAAAAAAATATTCATTATTTTTTTTAGCGTTAACTTTATTAATTGGTGATAAATGATCTGCCCAATCTTTACCTAACACATTACACATTCTGTAATATAGATAAGGTATATCAAAAAAATCACTATTATAACCAATTAAAATATCAGGATCAATTTCTCTAAATTTTTCTAGGAATTTACCTAATAATTCACTTTCTGTTTTACAAGGAATAATTTCTTTGTTCTTAGCTTTAGTGTGGTTTAATTCTCCTTTTTTATCAAGAATTAATATAGCCCACCAATCATTTTGTTTATCCCACCAAGCAATAGAAGTAATAGGCATAGGGGCACTTTCAATGTATTCTTCAGTTAAGGCACCTCCAATTTCACACTCAATATCAAAAAATAATTCTTTATGTGTTGTTGAAGGTTCATCTGCAGTACCATATCTTTCAACAAGATATTTTTGATGAGGTTTCATATCATGAAAATGTAAATTAGGTGTATTTCTATCCCAATTTGTTATTTTCTTTAATTTCTCCCCATTAATTCCTTTTAAATCACCCTCATTATCTTCTACATAAGAAGCATTATACCAAATAATTTCATCATAGCCAATATCATCCCAAAGATATACTTTGTATTTATTGTCTTTTATCTTAGTAGTATAACACTTTTTATACATTAAATAATTGTTCCTGGGTTATAATTGGGTCTACATGAATCAATTTCTTTCTCAGTAAAAAACTTATATAAATTAGGTCTAAAGTAATTAATTGATTTCATTACCTTTTTGTCTCTTGTTCTGTAGACAATATACCTTCCTTCCTCAAGTTTTTCAAAATGGCAGGCCTCACCTTGCTCCTCACTTCGAACCCTGACGGTATCCAAGGCTTCTTCTTCAGATTTGCAAGCTTTAGACATATTAGACGCTTGTACTTCACAATATGCTGGCCATATCTTACTCTTAAGGCCGTGTAACATAGTACCGTTCCCAATGGAAACGTAAGCAATATCGCACAGAGCGTCCAGAACCTCCACGATGTCTCCTCTTTCGCAAGCTTCCTTATACTCTTCAAGTTCTTCAAGGATAAAGTCGTATACGAACTTCCATTCCTTTTTTTCTGGTATTGTTGCTTCATAATTGTTTGGTTTGCCAAATGTGGCATTAAATATTTCAACTTCATCTACGAAAGCCACCGATGGGGGTGCAGGAATTTCGTAATTTAATTCGTCAAAAATTGTTAATTGTTTACTCATTTTAAATAATCTTGTATTGTTTCTGAATCTTCTCTTTCCCATGGATACACAATCCATTGGTTATCTACTTCTTTAGCATAAAAATTATGCTGAAAACTTGAAGTAGGTTTATGATGTAAAGTAGCCCAATAAACACCAGGTGCTTTACTTAATGTTCCACCTGTATCATTAATATCGTCTACTACTAAAGTATTTTTACCTGGGTGGAGTACAAAGGGTATATTTAATTCATGTGATATTAATACTGCTGGTATCATACCTCCTCTAGGTAAACCCATTACTGAATCTATATTTGGATAATCAGTAATAATTTTTTTACATAATATGTTTACACATTCATGTATTTCAGACCATTCAAGGTATACTTTAGATATTGTGTCCCCCATTATTTATTTTTAAACTATCAAAAAATTCTTTTCTAGCTAAGTTATCATTATCTCTAAACACCCCAGTTGCTTTTGTAGTAACCATAGCAGCACCTTGATGTTTAACACCTCTACAACTTACACAATTATGTGTCCCAACTACTGTAACAATTACACCTTTATTGTTTTCACAAATTTTATCTACAGCATTATGAATTGCTGATGTTAGTTGTTCTTGAATTGCTCCTCTCCTTCCAAACAATTCTACTATTCTATTTAACTTAGATAATCCAATTACTCTACCATTATCCCCAACTACATAACCAATATGAACAACTCCTCCAATTGTTTGGTGGTGATGTGAGCACATTGAAGTTAGTGGAATATTTCTCTCAATTACAATCCCATCATAACCATCTGAAGGGAAAGAAGTAATAGGAGACATAGCAGTATATCTACCAGCCCATAAATCATTTACATAGGCTTTAGCTACTCTATGAGGTGTATCAGCTGAATTAGGATCATTTTGCCAATCACATTTTAATGCCTCTAAAAACCTAGCATAGGCTTTAGTGGCTTTATTTATCATTTTTTGTTTTTCTTTATCACTTAGAGGAAAACCAGGTGCAACTCCATTTGCAAATCCTTCTTGTACTACCTCTAAATCATTGTGTATTTTTTTTCTTGCCATAACTATAATATAATAAAATTTTATTTAATATCCAAATTGTTTTATTGATTCCAACATAACCAAGTTGTTAGAATGTACTTATCTGATGATTCAGGTTTAAATCCTTTATGAACAAAAGGCCAAGATGCTGGGTGTATAATTAATCTACCTGTTTTAGGTTTTACTTTAATATACTCCCCATCTTCTTTTATTAAAAATCCTGTTTCACCTCCTTCTTCTACATCATTTAAATAAAGAATAAATACAAATACTCTTTCAGATGTTCTTAAATCTTCTTGTTCAACATGCCAAGTATTATAATGCCCAGAACCTTTATCATATTTTTGAATTTGTAATAAAGGATAATATGTTTTTCCATTTACAATTCTATGATGATAATAATCCTCAACACCTGGAAAGTTATCTAAATATTCATTAGATAAAGTATTATTAAATTTACCCATTACTGAAGAAGAGGCATAACTATATTTTTTATTTAAAAGAATATTAAAATCAGTAGATTTTTTAATCTGAGTATCACCTCCTTGACCACTTTCTCCCTTATAAGTTTCACCATTGATTTTAGCTTCTTCTAATATATTAATAAGGTCTTTACATTCAGCTTCAGTAAAAACATTATCAAAAATACCAATTGCGTCTTTAATTTTCATTTAAATATTCTTTTAATTTATCTATAAGAACAAGTACTTCATCAGGTTCCATTGTGATAGCACAACAAACACCAACATTTTCCTCAATTTCTTCTAAAATTTCTAATGCTTCTTCTCTAGACACAACGTTCAGTATTAAACGCCATAATATGAGAACGACCTGTATATCTCCATCCTCTATCTCTAACGAAATTCATAACTGGTCCATAAGATTCCATTAATGATTCCCTATCATCACCTGCAGGCATAGCCCAAACTTTATGATCTGGGATATTACATTCTTTTAGGAATTCTTCTACCTCACCTACCATAGATAATTCTTTATCTAATACTGGTTTGATATGATAATCATCATGATACTCAATAGATTGTTTAATGGCTTCAACATTACATCTTTTTGAATTATGTTTTTTAACCATTTTTTCATCTACAACAGCTCCTTGAGGAGTTAAAGCTCCCACCACTGGTATACTGTTGCTAAACTTAGGACTAATAGATAAGAGATTAATAGGATAATCTGTAGCCAGAAAATGGGATCCTTCTGTTTCAATTGTAATAAAAATCTCTCTATCTTTCGCAAAATGTGTAAGTTCGTTTACTAAAGCGGGATGCATTGTAGGAGAACCTCCTGTCAACATCATCTCCTTAATATGAGGATTTGCATCATACATGTCTATAATATCTTGGAAACAAAAAGTACCTTTTTCTGGATGGATACTTGTATACCAAGAATCACACCATCCACCTTCTCCAAAATAGCATCTATGTGTGCATCCTGATGTCCTAACAACAATTGTAGGATAACCTTGTCTTGAACCTTCTGATTGTACTGCGGTGTAAAGTTCTAACACCCCTAGAGTCTTTTGATAGTCCTCTATCCTTTTTAATTTTTTATGCATATGTTAATTTTTTTAAGTGGTTTTACAGTCACTATATAAAACTTATTCGCTATAATAAGCTGCATTTTTACCGTGTTCCATGAACTTAACTTTGGTAACTCTAACTCTACCATCAGTTTCAGTAAGTACAAACTCATTAAGCTTGTTATAAATATATTCAGCAAATTTTTCAGCGCCAGTTGCTTCAATAACTCTTACTTGAGCTACTCCTGCAACATCCATTTGTTGAAATGCTCTTAATTCAGGATCATCTTCAGCAACTACTAAAGTATGGTCAAACATATAATCCATCCATTCTTTAGGAGCTAAACCATCAATTTTAGTTTTAGCTCTTTTCATACCTCCAAAATCCCAAACCCAATTTCTTTCATCTAATTCACCCTCAAAGTAAACTTTAAATGAAATTCCATAACCGTGTACAAATCTACAGTGTGTTGTTTCAGCTTTCCATTGACGAAACACTGTACTAAATCCGTCAAAAACTTTACTTGATTGAAATTTACCCATTATACCATTTTTTAATTTCTTCTGCTTGTGCTAAGCCAACTAATCTATCGCCTACTTGCTCACCAGAAGAATCGATTTTAAGTAGTGTTGGGACACTCCTAACACTATATTTAGCAGCTGTTTCCATATCATTATCAATATCAATTTTTGAAAATGGAATTTGACCACTTAAGCCATCCATGATTGGACCTAACATTCTACAAGGTCCACACCAAGGGGCAGTAAAATAAAGTACTTTACTCATAATTTTAATTTAATTTGTTATACTAATTCTTCTACGATTCCTATTATTTCCGATAATATAAGAATCCCCACTGCAACCTCCAAATTAAATAGTAGAAGAAAATATCCCCCTAATCTAATTCCAGATTTTACAAAACTAACTATTTGATGCCATTTTTGATTTGGCATATGTTCTAAATTTTCTCTTTCTCTTTGAATGCCATCAATATCTATATTATCAAGCATTTCTTTTTTTGTCATTGGTGCTCTATGTATCATATCCAGTTATTTTTTTTAAAGTAAGTCCACATACCTACCACTGTACCTACAGTTAAAACTGCAAATATCCAAAATCCATGATCATCTGAAATTAAAGGAACATCATCAAAGTTCATTCCCCAAAGTCCAGTATAAAAAGATAATGGTAAAAATATTGTAGACCATATTGTTAATAAATTTAATCTACGATTCATAAGATCATTATGTCTTTTTTCAATCATAGATTCTAACACTTCAAATATATCTAATAAATCTAAGTGTTCTCCTTTTAATAATTCTCTCTTCAAATTATAAAAATCGTTCGTATCAAATGCTTTATTTTCAAATATTACTATTTCATAATATTCTAAAGCTTTTTTTAATTGTCCTTTTGTTGCCATAAGTCTAGTGTCCAAAGTAATGATTCAATAAAATATAAAACTCCAACTAACATCATTCCATAATGTGTCCATTCACCATCATGACCATAAGTAAAATCTTGATAGATAGATGGAATAGCAGAGCCCATAATTGCTATACTAAAAATTAATTTTGTATATTTGTTTTCTAAAAATTTTCTCATTTTTAATTTATTTAGCTACCCAGACAGGACTCGAACCTGTGACCTCTTTGACCTCTTTGCTTTTCACGATCGATTGTATTACAAGTTTCCCTTCACGTTAAAGTTCAACTTCGCGCCGAGTTAAGCCAAAGCGAGCTACCTACTGCTCTACTGGGTTTGTTGGCTCGCTAGGGATCGAACCTAGACTCTTCTGGACCAAAACCAGACGTGTTGCCAGTTACACCACGAGCCAGCCTTTTAGGCTGAATATTCAGCCAAGACCTTTGCAACAGAATCTCTTGCTACTTCCCAATCCACTGGACCAGTTTCGTCTTCATATTGAACAGGGTCTTTCCTACCCAAAGCAATAAATGCTTCAATTCGTTCAACAGACGAAGCAGACTTATAATCACTGTTCCCACTAGGAAAAGGCTTATAGCTAGTATTAGTTCTAGAATAGACATCATCGAAATTGATTTCTAAAATTTCACATAAATACTCTCCGTTTTGTAAAATACCTAATTTATCTGTATCAAGATAAGGTGTAAAGTATCCTACTCTTTCAGCCTCCCAATTGCCAATTCTAAAAGCTGCATCATCTGCATCTCTAAATTCTTGTCTACAATCAGGATAAATAGCATGATCACCAGCATGTATTCCTAAACAAATATCAACTTGCTCCTTTGTAGCATTTGCTTTAGATAAAGCTACTGCTTGAGTAATAGAAGCAAACATTTTATTTCTATTAGGTACTACTGTTTCTTTCATATTATCTTGCTCATAATGTCCTTCTGGAACATCATCCCCACCTTGAACAAGGGCAGAATTAAGTAAATCTACTAACCCATCAAGCTTGATTTGCTTGTAAGTTACTTTATGACCTTCCTTAGCAAGATAGTCAATAAGAGACTGTGCTCTTTCTAGTTCAACTCTATGTTTTTGACCATAGTCAAAAGATAAAGCTGTAACTGTATCATACTCAGATAACGCTCTGAGTAAAAGTGTGGAACTATCCATTCCTCCACTTAGCGAAACAACTGCATGTTTATTCATAATAATTAAAAATTAATATTTGACCCAGTATGTTCCGGATAGGGCCTAAATCCGTTTATTATCCTAAATTTTTGAGCATTTTGTGCTACTTTCCAATAATCAACATCTTTAAAATCGATATCAAAATAATCATTCATATTAGCTTTTGGTTTTGAATTTAAACCATTATCACTATATTCTACACCTTCTAAAGCAGCCATAACTGGGTTAGAAGTATCAATTGATTCTATTTGTGGGTGATTATCATACCATCCAAATTCTTGAGGTATTGAACATCCTAATAAATGGAATTTAGTATCTTTAAAATGGTCTAAATTCAATAACCCTTGAACAAATCTAACTCTACCTAATGCCTTACCCATATCTGGATTTAAATGTGGGAAAAAATCATTATACCAAGTTGCACCATATGAAATACATAATTTATCATAACCAAGATTATTTAATAGGTTGGCACATAAATATGCATCATTTTTATCTTTACCTTGAACTACAGCAGTAATTTTAGTTCCTTTAGGATAAGTATGTTGTTTCCAATATTTTGCTTGAGCTGCTGTAGCATGTCCTTCCATCCAAACATCAGGAACAATAAATTCATTTGGTTTTAATTCTTGAATCCAATGGTGTAATCTATCCCATTTATATGCTTCACCTAATTCATGAAGTGAATTATCCATAATAATGTAACGACCTGATTTTTTAGCATTAATAAAATATTGTTTATATTCTTCATCTATATCTAATAGATGAGGTAAACAATAATCATAATCATTAAATTCTATAGATGCTGTTAAAAGGCATCTAGGTACTTCATGTGAAATTTTAGGTGTATATTTTTCCATATTTGTCTTCTATAATATAATAAAAATCTATCAATTCTCCACAGCATTTTAAAGCTTCTTCTTCTACCTCTCTTCTATCTATCTTAAAATATTTTCTAAAATGGGCAAATAAATTATCTAATTTCCCATTTTCATCTTTTTCGTAATCCTCTAACAATCTTTTTCTCCGAGCTAGTAATAATTTACCTTTTTCTAAATATTTTTGGTAATCATTATCACACTCTATTAATAAATCATTTAACATATGCTCACATAGCCAAGCTTGCCATTGATACCCAGATGGATCAAAATCACCATTTAATATTTTATCTCTAAAAGACGATTTATATGGTAATGGTGAATTTTTGTCTTGATACCATCTCCACCATCTAAACTTATTGTAATTAATTTTTTGATAATTACTATTAAGATGTTTTTCTATATGTTTTCTACTATGAGGTACTTTAAACATACTATCCACAAGGGCAAAATACCCATAAACTAAAATATAATAAATAAAATACTAAAGCAATAAACAGAAAACTAGTGATAGCTTCCCAAGGTTTTTTCATAAATGCTTCGAGTGAATCTTTGATAAAATCTAACATAACTTTTATTTTTATTATTTACAATGTGTAAATATACGAAAAGGGACTTGAAAATCCAAGCCCCTTCGCATACTTCTTAACTTTATCTTAATCTAAAATTAGAATCTAAGACCAAATCCTAATGTCAGATTTGTTGTTTTTGCATTAACATCGTATACTACTTTAGGATCAATGAAAACGCCCTTATGGACTTTAAACATTTTTCCAACACCTACTTTAAGTAAGTCAGTATCGAAATCTTGAACTGAAGCATAAGCAAAGAACTGATTCTTTAAATCAAAAAAGTACCTTGCTGAAACATCAATGCCTAAATCATCCGAAGAATCTTCTTGAGCTACATTTAAACCTATTGCTAAGTTATCTGTAAATCCATATCCTATGAATGGTTTGATAGACAAATCTGTCCATGCTACATTTGCAACGTCACCAGTTCCTACGAACCAGTCACCTTTTACCTGTGCGCTTGCTGAAAATGTAAATACAAAAGCAAGCAAAATCATCAATTTTCTCATAATTTTAAAATTTAGTTAATATTCGGGTTAATTGAAACAATCAGCCAGGTAAGACCGATTTTTTATCTTTAAGTATGTTTAAGAACGATGAACAATGTACGTAGTTTTGTTCATGGCTCCAAATTATTTTTAATAAGTTTTAGTATTTTCGTCTTCTCTTAATCTTCTTAATTCAGACTCTATTGCTTTTTTTTCTTTTTGATGCGCTGTATATGAAGCAATACTTTCTAATTTACTTTCTAATTCTTTTATTCTTTCTGTGTTATCATAATGTTCACCATCATTTCCATTTTGCCCAATAATATCCATTCTTTTTTCATCTTCTTCACTATAGATAAAACTAGGTTTTGGGTCTACCTTTTCTCCATATAAATTTTCTCTTTTTTTTGGAAATGCTTGGTTATAAGCAAAATTAGCAGCAACAACTAGAGAAACTGCTAAAGGATCAAACACAAAAATTATTACTAAAAGTAATATGTTTATAATTCTATCCATAGGATAACCCGTGAGTCCCGATAAATACTTTAGGGGTCCTAATTCACCAGCTACGTCGGTGTTATTGTCTAAATCTAATATTTTTCGTTGATAAGTACGTAATGAATCTACTGCAATATCTCTTTTTACTTGTACAGCTTTTCTATTTTCTTCTTCAACTTCAATACGACTTTGTGCCAAGCGTAACTCAGCTGTGCTGATGGTGTTTCGAACACCTCCAACCACACTGGTGTCCTTGATTTGTATAGACTGCGACTTGGCATTACTAAGAGTAGTAATATTTGCCAATATTTGGTCAATTTCTTTATCATATCTTGTTAAATCTTGTTCGTAAAAATCTACTTTTTGTTGTAAAAATTTCTTTTCATTATCTACATAAGTTAATTGATTAAAAGTATCCTGATAAGCAGATGATAAAAATCCATAAATCCCCATACTTGTGATAAGAATTAAAATAATTACTGCAAGACTTAAATAATATTTTAAAGCTTTATTAATTGATTCCCAATATTGATAAAGTAATGAGGCAGTTACTAACTTTGCTATTTCTAAAGAACCTGCCATTATAATAACCTCTGTACTAGCCCCAGCAAATAACTTACTTAAACCATAAACCGAATAAAAAGCAGCAGATGCCGATACCGATAGCGCAGAAAACGCCACCAGGAATGGAAACATCCCTTTTTTTATATTATTAAACATAATACTTTTTTTTAATCGTAATCAATATACGAAATTTCTACCTCATCTCCACGCAATAGTGCCTCAGCAATAGGAGGATAGATTCTCTTATAGGCATCATTTGAAGCTCCTATAAAACCATCTTTTGATTTAGAAACATTTTGTTGTTGTGTATCACCAACAAGTAAACAACCCATTGTATGTTCATCAGTATTACCTGTATGAATTAAAATATATTCAAAACCAGGAACTTCACGTACCCATAACATCCCTTTATGCCAAGAACCATATTTTTTAGTGTATCTAGCGTGATAACCACCAACTGTTCTTAAAGTTATTTTATAAGTTCCAGCTGGGATTCTGGTTTCACCTTTAACTTTTTCATCTCTAGCTTCATCTTCTAATGTATAAGCTAAAAATTCTCTTTTGTCTGTTACATCAAAAAGTAAACCATTTGTGCTATCTTCTTGAGAACTAAATCTTAATACTTCTAATTTCATAATTAATCTAATAAATACCCATAAGGTGTTGCGTTAATATCTAATCCAATTTCCCAGTTTTCTAATGTTAAATCAACTGTCATGTTTCTTTGAATATAAGGATTATAAAACTCACCTTCAGCGGTTAAACAAATTAATCCATTATGTACATCCATTACTTGAACATTGTTCCAAACAACATATTCTTGATCACCTGGAATTTCTACGCCAGCATATTTACTATCTGGGCTTTCCCAAGTATAAGTTCCGATATCTAATAAAGCATCATTATCATCTCCATCAGAATCTAGTACATACAAAGCAAAGTGTTGTCTATCTAATCTTGGTTCTCCATCATCTACTTGTAGATAAAGAATAAATATTTTTTTAATTACATTATCAACATATTTTACACCTCCAAATGATTTAATTTGAGCATATCTTTCATATGGATCAAATGATTCACCATCTAAAGCGATTTCAATAACTGGAGTTAGATCTTCATCTTTTTCACAGCTAGTGAAAGAAAATAATACAAATAATAACATTATAGGTGCCCATGGTCTTATCCAATATTCGTAAAATACTTTTTTCATTTTTTTATTTTTTAGCATTTTCAATTTCTAATTTTTTTACTACTGATCTTAATTCGTCTACTTCTTTTTGTAGATACTCGATTCTAAGATCTTGTTTTGCGTCATCAGGTAACGCCCCCATTTCTCCTCTAGGCCATTTGACTCTAAATTCATGGTTTAACTCAACATCATCTTGCATTCGTATTACATCAAGTTGTAATTGAGCTATCTCGCCTTGCAAAGTAAACCAAACACCTGCAATCGATACGATTCCTATAACCAT